GAATTGAAGGAGATGTATTTAATGATCCTTATTATACAGATGGAATTGAAATTGATGAGATCATGAAAGAAGTTGGTGAGCAAGCTCCATCAATCAAAAAAGCATCAGGCGGTATCGCTCGAATGTTAGGAGAGTAAATGGATCTCTTTAAAAGAATACAAAACCTAAGTGCAATATACGATGACGATGGTCCAAGCGCCATGGTCCCTGAATCACGGCCCATGTTTAATAATGGTGGTATGCTAGTACAACCCAGTAATGATGGATCACGGCCCGGGTATGCTGGTACTAAAAAAACTAAAACCACTAAAATTATAAATAAGTTAGATTTAGATAAAAAAAGAATTAAATTAAATGGTAATGATTTTATAACCGGAGAAGTTAGAAGTTATGTTCAAGAAGGTGCAGGTAAAAAATATGTTGATGAGTATTTAAGTTTTGTGGATAAAAATTATTTAAAAAATGATATGTCTAAAGTAGATCCTTTTCAAGCATATATTAAAAATAGATATCCTAAAAAATACTCTAAAATTATATCTGATGTAAACCAAAGCGGTTACAGAGGCTTAAAAAATATTTCTACCATATATAAAAAATCATTAGCTAATGAATTAATTACAGCAGCAAACAGTCAGGTAAAATTTGTAGATCAATTTGATATTTTAAAAAAATTAGTTTCTCCTACACGGGCGGCACAGTATGAAAGTAAAGGTGGCTTGTACACTAGGCCTCCAGAATTTTTTGATGAAGATACTTTAAATAATTTTAAAAATTTAGATAAAATGGAGAATAAATTATCTAAAGCTTTAACATATATGGTAAAGAACAATGTTAAAATTATAGATCCAAAAAAACTTAAAATACAAGGATCAGGAGCTACAGCAAATATTTCTCCAATTAAAAAAATGATGCATTATCTTGCAGGAGGTGGAAGTCAAGCAAATTTAAATAAAGCATTAGAAATAAATCCTTGGTATCAATCGCAAAATTTTAAAGTAGGTGATACAAGTAAAAACACTTTTGATTATTTATCAAAACAATATGGTACAGATTTTATAGGTCAACCTTTTAATACTGCTTATGATTTTGCTCTTCAAAGAAGAGGAAGAATTTCATTAAAAGGAATGAAAAATCAACCCTTACCTGAAAATTTAATATGGGAGTTTGCAGCTAGAAGTGCACAAAGAAATTTTACTGATGGTGTTCCTATGGAACAATGGCCTGTTAAAATTTTAGATAAACAAGGAAATGTTGTTGACTTAGGTAAATTTCCTGTAGACTCATCGGGACGTAAACTTTTAAACACAAGTGAACTTCAATTTGAATATAATGGAGAAATATTTAATAGAAATAATTTAAAAACAAAAGGTGTTGAGTCAGGTTTTTTTAATGACATTTATAAAGTTTCATCAAAGTTTGATAACTATTTAAAACAAAAAGTTCCTGATCCAGATAATCCTAATAAAACAATAACGTTTAAAGAATTGTTTGATAAAACTGAAGGAAGAATATTTCCAACAATTGGACACGATGATTCTAGAGGAGGAGTAAAAAAAAGACCTTTTAATAGTTTTAAAATTTTAACAAATGTTGAAAATCTTTCTTTGTTTAATGCATATGATAAAATAAAAAATCCAGAAACTAGAAAAAAGGTAGTTAGTTTTATTTATGGAGATACAAAAGGACTAAGAGGAGATAAATACAAGCAAGCTTGGATAAATAAAAATGTTTCTTTTATATCTGAATATATTAAAACAGGACAAGGTTTAGAACAAACTCCATTTAAACAAGGTCTTGGAAAATATAAAATACCAGGTTCAACTGCACCAGAGTTAGGTGCTCTTAATTTTCCTTCTATGTATAAAAAATTAGGTTCAGTAGGAAGAAAAGCTGTTGGTTTTGGAACTGGATTACTTAGTGAAAAATTATTCTTTGATATTGATAAAAATAATATGATTTCAAAAGGAATGAATGAGCAAGAAGCAGCAGCTCAAGCAGCAGAAAATTTAACTTTTGGTTTATATCAAAACAAAGCTTATATGGATAACTTAAAAAAAACAGCAGAGTCTATGGGTGTAGACACAAGTACATTTGATTCAGCTTATAATTTAAATGTTTTAAACAAACAGTATGCACAGAACACTAAAAATGTGCAAGAGCAAGTAGATACTGCTCTTCTAAACGATGATCAAAAAACAGCAGATGATCTTATAAAAAACTTTACTGTATATTCTGATAGAACAAAAAAAGAATATGAAAGATTAGAAAATGATATTACTGGTAGAATATCAGGAGGTTCTCCTCAAATAATGTCAAATGCAAAAAACTTTTTAACTGATGAACAATTTGCAAAACCTTTTTATGACATGCAAGATGCTGCAATAGAAAAATTAAAAAGAGAAAAATTAAAAGCTTACCCCACACAAAAAAAACAAGTAGATACAGCAGCAGGAACTATGGGAGAAGGTTTTTATAATGTATTTGATTCACTTACTCAAGGTGCTAAAAATTTATTAAAAGGTAGAATAATACCCTTTGGCCCTGATAGATTTAGACCTCAAGAATCTGAACGTGAAAAAGAATCTAGATACTTAAAAAATATGGATCCAAGAGAATTATATTTATATAATAAACAAAGAGGTTTTACTTTAGATGATATAAACGAAGCTACTATGGGTAGTCCAGCAATTGCTGAAGATATTGAAAATATAAGATATGAAAATCCAGGTGTATTTTTTGCAGGCGGTGGTATTGCTAAAGAAGCAGGTGATAGATCAGGTGCAATGACAACATCCATGAACCCTGACTCACAAGGGTTGCAAGGTTTATTTAATCGTGTTAAGAAGGTATAGGAGTAATAAATGGCAGATATAGATAAAGGACTCCCTAACACAAGAACTAAAATTGACATCCCTTCAGAAGAAGAGATGGCAGAAGAAGTTAGTGTTCAGGAAGAAACAGAAGATCAAAAAGGACCTGTAGAGGTCATCCCAGAAGACGACGGTGGAGTTACATTAGACTTTGAACCAGGATCGATAAATGTTCCTGGAACAGAATCTCACTTTGATAACTTGGCAGATATTTTACCGGAAGAATCAGTTGAACCAATCGGAAACGAAATGGTTCAAAACTACATGGACTACAAATCTTCTAGAAAAGAATGGGAAAGCGCTTACACAAGCGGTCTTGATCTTTTAGGATTTAAATACGAAAACAGAACAGAACCTTTCCAAGGAGCTTCAGGTGCAACCCACCCAGTATTAGCAGAAGCAGTAACACAATTCCAAGCTCAAGCTTACAAAGAATTATTACCAAGTGATGGTCCTGTTAGAACACAAGTTATAGGAGTTAAGAATCCACAAACAGAACAACAAGCAGGTCGTGTTAAAGATTATATGAATTATTTAATCATGGACACTATGAAAGAATATGAATCTGAATTTGATTCTATGTTATTTCATTTACCACTAGCTGGATCTACATTTAAAAAAGTTTACTACGACGTACCACTTGGAAGAGTGGTATCGAAGTTTGTACCAGCGGATGAATTAATTGTTCCGTATACAGCTACCTCATTAGACGATGCGGAAGCAGTTATTCATACCGTGAAAATTTCAGAGAACGAATTAAGAAAACAACAAGTCAATGGTTTCTACAGTGACGTTGAGTTAGGACCCCCAGGTACAGATACCAATGGAGAACTATCTAAAAAAGAACGTGAACTAGAAGGAACTAAGAAGACAGGTAAGAACGAACCTGTTTACACTTTGTTAGAGTGTCATGTTAATTTAGACTTAGAAGGTTTCGAAGATGTTGGTGAAGACGGAGAACCAACTGGAATAAAATTACCTTACCTCGTTACAGTCGATGAAGGTAGTAGGAAAGTTTTGTCTATTAGACGAAACTATGCGCCCGATGATCTAAAGAAAACTAAAATCCAATATTTTGTCCACTTCAAATTTCTGCCAGGACTAGGATTTTATGGCTTTGGATTAATTCATATGATTGGCGGATTGAGTCGTACGGCAACGTCGGCTCTCCGTCAGTTATTAGATGCAGGTACATTATCAAACCTACCAGCAGGATTTAAACAAAGAGGAGTTAGAGTAAGAGACGAAGCATCACCAATACAACCAGGTGAATTTAAAGATGTAGATGCACCAGGTGGAAATTTAAGAGATGCATTCTTTCCTCTACCCTACAAAGAACCATCAGCAACATTATTACAATTAATGGGTGTTGTAGTTGGTGCAGGTCAAAGGTTCGCGGCTATTGCTGATATGCAAGTGGGCGATGGAAACCAAGGCGCTGCAGTAGGAACAACTGTTGCACTTCTTGAGCGTGGATCACGTGTAATGTCTGCTATTCATAAAAGATGTTACGCTGCAATGAAGAATGAATTTAAATTATTATCAAAAGTAGTTTCACAATATCTACCACCAGAATATCCTTATGATGTTGTAGGTGGTGCAAGAAATATTAAGCAAGCTGACTTTGATGATAGAATAGATGTAGTACCAGTTGCAGATCCTAATATATTTTCAATGTCTCAAAGAATTACATTAGCTCAAACACAATTACAGATCGCAACATCTAATCCACAGCTACACAATATGTATCAAATCTATAGAAACATGTATAATGCGATTGGTGTAAAAGATGTCGATACAGTTTTACCACCACCAGCACCGAATGCACCAATGGACCCAAGTTTAGAACACATAAATGCAATGGGTGGAAAACCTTTTCAAGCTTTTCCTGGTCAAGATCACAGAGCACACATCACAGCGCACTTAAATTTTATGTCAACTAACATGGTTAGAAATAATCCTGCTGTTATGGCTGCAATACAAAAAAATATCTTAGAGCACATTTCAATTATGGCTCAAGAACAAGTTCAAATGGAGTTTAAAGAAGAAATGATGCAGATGCAGCAAATGCAACAGATGGCTGCGATGGATCCACAGATACAACAACAA